GGCAGAAAGCGTGGTTCCTAAAAGAATTTCTCGTATAAATCTCAGTTTGTCACTTGTAATGTCATACCCCAGTTTTGGGTAAACATCTTCAAGTGAGTTAATCATAATGAGCTCATCTGTTGCGCCCCAATCCATTTCTCTTGCAATGGCTACAATACCTCTATCGCCAATCGTTGCAAGCAACTTTGGAGAAGATTTGAAGTTAATGTAGATTCCGGGCTGTAACTTATTTTGAGCTTCCCAAGTTCCTCCAGCCATTAGTTATTACCTCCTTTGAAATATTTTGATACGATTTCCGCCGCCTCATTCTTTGAGTATGCATCATTTGGAAGCAATGCCCTCAAGAAATCTGGGTGGTAATCTTTGAATGATTTACTGCGTATTAGTGTTTCAACAGGGAATTTAATTTCTTCCGCTTGTTCCTGAGCCGCAGCGTTCTCAGGTTTAGTTATCTTCGCCATACGATTACCTCCAATCATGTTATGGTTTCATTTAAGTCATCAACCCGCTGCATGAACGGGTCTTTTATGGTTTCTTTTGATACCCTTAAATCAAGCCGCAGCTCATAGTGCATAGCTGATAAATCCATTTTCCAAGTTCTATCATAAGTTCTAATTAAATAATCTTGACCGTCTTTTGTGTACTTGAATGTCTCAAGGACTTCATCCAATATTTCTGCTGCAGCCCTATATTGGTCATAAAGGTCAGGCAAGTCATATTCAACTAAATAAACCAAATCAATGTGCAAGTTCCTCCAATACCTGTTATCAATAGCCTTTTTAATTGTTGACCCCGGTATATAGTTAATAAACCACGCTGGAAGTTCTGTGCCCTGTTGATTGGGGTTATCATAAATAGTTGAATCAGGAAAATGCTCAGCTAAAACATCTGCGAGGGCATTGCTTATGGATGATATATCAATTTTAGGTTTCATTCGAATAGCCCCCTTATCTCAGAGTTTAACTGTTCCAACATCATATCTTTATAAACATTTATGGCTACTTGCTTCATGTAAATCCCTTTGACATATTTTGTTTTCGTTCCCACCATTATGCCCCCCATTTCAGGGTCAACCTTTTCGAGGAGACCATTATATGGGTTAATCATTAAGCCGGGAACGAAGTGCATATCCATTCTATGCCCATCATTTAGGTATGAAATATAGTGCATATTGTTCGCCAAAATGGTTTTGTATTCATCACCAGTTACTTCTGGTCTTGAAATACTATCAGAAGCCCAATGAGCTTTTGCTTGCCCGGTTATTGCTCCCGTCCCACGCAAGGCTGTGTCGTTGTTTGGGGGCGTCATCTCGGTGGCTTTGTCAATAGCATAGAGGGTGGCGAGTTCTTGCGATTCTGCTAATATTTTGGGCATGTCCGCTCCCTTATTTTTTAAGGTGTTTATCCTATCCCTCATCGCTTTACCAAAGTTTCCCATGAATCCTCCCTCCTTACTTCGTTCTCGATTCCCCGGATAATGCAATTTGCTTGTGTTGGAGGTCTGGCATTGCCCCGCCAAAAGGCTCATAATAATCTGCTGGTTCACCGGCAAAATACCTTCTTGGCTCGCTTGCTTTGCCTATATTGCCCCCTCTAATTACAAGCAACTCATCCCCAGTTTTAATATCTTCATTTACATCAACCGCCATCATATCGGCTCTGGTTACTTGTGACGCTGTATCCTTCATTGTTACTGATGGATTTGAATTTCTATATACTCTGCAAGGGATATTTTCTTTAACCAACACTCTTCGTTGCTTTGTGGTGTTGCCCTCTTTGTATGATTCGGTTCGCCATACTGTAACGAGGTCAGTGTACCAGTTTTTTATTAAATTAGAAAACATTGATACACCCCCCTAAATAATGAACGAGCCACCCATTGAAACGAGTCTCGCCTCGGTTACAAGTAATTGTCCATAGGAAGTTGAATTCCAAGCTCCCCATTTTTCTGTTGCAGCGATTATAGCCTTGTTATCATATGAAACGCTGGCATCGCCCAAACTTGCTGAGCTGGTTAATCCAAGTAATGCCCCTGAATTAGCCGCTTCCCCAGCAGATTTTGATTCTGGTGCATAGCTCTTGAGGTATAATGCTGAGTAATGGGCAATATATAAACCCATTGCAAATCGCCATTTCTCGAACCACCGTGCTTCTTGTATTGCAGCATTTGCCATTGAAATGAATTGCAGCAAAATAGTGGAGGGAACCAAGCAAACATGGGCGCCAGATTCCTCTTTCTTCGTAAACTGCGGAAAATCTTCCTTAAACATTTCTTCGGTATATACCGATATATTTTCGCTCACGATATTTGAAGCTGCTCCTGCAATTCCAAAGAATTGACCCAAGTTCATATGGTTCCCTCCAATCTTTGCTTTTTATGCAAACTGTTGAGATACTTCTTTAACAGCTGCATTTGTCATTTCCTTAATGAGCTTCTTTGTAGCAGTTACATCAAGCCCTTCCTCAGTTGCTTTTGCTTCGGCTGCGGCTTTTGCAGATGCCTTTGCTTCATCAATAGCTCTTTTCTTTTCTGCTGATTTTTCAGCAGCATCAGCCTTTGCTTTTGCAGCTGCATCGGCAGCCTCCAAATCAGCATCCTTTGTGGAAACAATGGCAGTAATTGTGCCGTCTTTGCATAGGGCATTAAAATACCAATGTTTTTCAACCCAATCAGGAACCGAGCCTATATAACCTGCAGGAATAGGGAGTGTATCCCCATCCCCGCGAATTTCAACACTTTTCTTACAACTAATAAATTTAGCCATTACTTTTCCTCCTCCATTTCCTTAAATTCCGTCGTAATAACGAATTGGCTGTGTGTAGAACAATTCTACTTCGGAAATGTTAGCCATATACACGCTATCGTATGCAAGAGCATCGATGTTCGGCTGAGTCATAGTTCTGGAAAGAGGTACAAGCTCTTCCATTGCCATGAAACGGTCGTGGTGCACATAAGCCGTCATTCTGTCTGTACCGCCTGCGCCAGCACCTTTACAGTATGCTGTTGCCCCGATTACAAGGTCAGAACCATTCTGAGTTGCCACGTTATTTTCAAGCAAGAATGTCAGGATTGTCTTCTCAGCAATCGTACTCACCTTTGTAGTTGCAATATAATTATACTGCTCATAAGGCAAGAGGATGTGGTTCGGAATTGCAGACAAATCGTAATTCGCAGCTGCCCAACCTGCAAGGATTGCATCATTGACATCCTTCAGGATTTCATCTGGTGTCTTATCCTTCCAAGTTGTCTTTGTGCTTGCCCCGGCTACCACGTTAGATGCTACAACTTGAGCATTATTTAGCAAACCAGTTGTGCCATAGTTTTTCATGCCGATGTATGTGTTAGCATCCATGTGCTTGTCATAAGCCAAACGGATACCGTCAGTCAACATCTTATCAAGAGACCTGCCGGTGATATTGCTTCTTTGCATATCAACAAACATAATTCTCATGATTGCACTAAACATATGAGCCTTGAAGGTATCTTTGTCAAGATTAGCCTGAATTACAGGCACCCCATTTGCTCCGGGTGCATTTACTACTCCGTCATTACTGCCCCCAGTAATACCATAATCGATATTAAGAGCTGAAATGAACTCAACCCAGCCACCCCCGGATTTAATAGGGATGTCCCTCGTATAAGTTACAGATGTAAGAGGCTCCCTAATTAGAGGCTCTCTCTTTTCCAATTCGGAGATTAGCATTGCCCCTCCATTAGCAATAGCAGCGTCGGTTGTGCGTAAAGGTGCACCAGCCATCGGTCTAATGCCAAAGGAAGAAGGGCTAACTACTCCACCATTAACTGTTCCAATATTTTTCATAGTCTTATTCTCTCCTTTCTTTACGCATTGACTCTGGTCAGAAGTACAAGCTCTGCGACGCCATTAGCATCCGGCGAGCCGCCCCACTGAGCATTTGTCAATTCAATACTATTGGTACTATCTGCGGTGGCTTCGAAATCACCAATAGCTTTACCAGTAGCAGCTACAATTCTAACATAAACCTTTCCGCCAAGAACCGGGGTTCCAACCTTACATATAACATTGATACTGCCTCTTTCAAATACAGGAACTGGCTCATCTACTACATAAGCCCCGCCTGCATTTTGGTTGGTATAATTTAGGGCAGATTTAATTTCTCTGGAAGCAACCCCAACGAAATCAGCTGCTGTAAATGCATCAGTTACATTTTTAACCCCAACCACCGTGTTCTTTGTTCCCTTCATTACTGGGCTTCCAAATACGATGTTATCAGCACCCACGTTTGCACGAGTATTGATAATCATATCTGGCTGTCTGCCATAGGAACCTGCGAATCCATGATTCATTGTTTTTCCAAAAGTCTTTCCAGACATATTATTTCGCTCCCTTCTTCATGTGAGGGTTCAGTTTATCATATGCAGCCTGTTGTGCATCGATATCAAGTACCCCACTATTATATTTAGCATCATTTGCATTCTTTCTCGCTGCGCCAGCAGTGGCTTTCATAATGTTAGCCATTGTGCCCTTTGAGCCGATTTGGTCTTTCACTGATTTAAGCAATGCATCGGTTACACGCTTTCTTTCGGCTGAATCCTTAATTGCCGCAATAGCAGGTCTCGCATTTTTAAGCATTGCAATCGCCGCATCCTTTGCAGCTGATTCAAGTACGGAGTTATCAGAACCAACTTCATCCATTGTTTCTGCATTTACTGTCAATGCTTCTTCTTGCTCTGCCATATCCTCATCTTGCATATCGCCGTCTTCATCGACGTCCTTGCCGGTGAGTTCCTCAATCATTGCTACAATAGGGTCATCAACTTCCCCATTTGGTTCCTTTGCTTGATGCTGGGCTAAAAGATTCTTGATTGCGCTAATTACATCATCGCCGTCTTTTACCTTTTTATCCTCAACCTGAACCTCTTCCTCTTTTTCCTTTGCCACTACCGGGGGAACCTCTGCATCTGAAGTCTTCTGCATACCTTTCACAGCAGCAGTTAGCTCTTTGATTACAGAAACCAGTTCGCCCTCTCCTGCGAATGCCTCGTCTTTCACTGGCTCTTTTTCTTCTCCGCTCTGCATACTTTCAATAGCTGCA